TGCCGATACCGCCTGCACAGTACAATCAGAGCCTGTATCAACGCACGTTTAGCATACTACGCTTGTACTTTAATCAGCTAGATGAGCACCTGCGCCAAGACCTAGGCGACACTACTATCAATGGTGACCTTACTGTTACAGGTGGGATTACCGCTGGCGCTACTACAGTTAACGGCGCTCTTACTGCTACTAACGACTACCACCAGTTTAGATCAACAAACACTAATGCCAATACAATGCCTCTTATTGAGGTGTTTAGGGATAAAGAAATAACGGGTGGGGTTAGTAGCTCTAGCCCGCTAGGTGGCTTTGTTTTTACTGGGCAGAACGAAGACGGTAGGAAAGTATCTTACGCTTCGTTTAAAGCCAATATTTCTAACAGCTCAGACGATGGGGAGCAAAAAGCCTCTTTAGTATTTACTGTAGCTGACGGCAGCGGTGCAGTTGACCCATTTACTGATTACACTAATGATAGTTTCCAAAGTGGTCACTCAATAGCATTAAACATTAATGCGGACTTCTGCATAACCACTGGGTACTTACGCTCAGACGTAGCGGAGTTAAAGTTAGGTGCAAAACAAGCAATAAAAGATAGCGGACAGGCTTTTAATGACCAAAGCACTTACGACCTACATATGCCTGAAGGTAACCGCGCTAAAGTTATAAGTATTGGTGGTATAGGGCCAAACGATGCTTGGATTTCAGCAAATCGATCTGTAGCCCAAATGATACAGCACCGAGGGCAGAACATGATCGTAGTAGCAGGCGGAGCACTTGAATTTGAATTACCTGCCTGTGCAGCATCCGAAGATATTAGTACAACTACTTGCAATATAGGCGACATTTTCCAGATAAGTAATGCTGCTGGCGGTGCATTAACTATAGACAGAGATGGTAGTGGTACAGCCCAAACGGTATACTATTTTCCTAGCTTGACGCTTACTCCGTTTACTAATAACCCCACGTTAGCTGTTGGTGGTACTATGATGCTACAGGCAGTAGCAGCTAATGTTTGGATGGTGTTTAACGACTCAGGATTATCAGATGCCTAACGTACAAGATTTACTAAATAGTGGCGACTTTGCCGCCGCTTTAGCCGCAGCCGCAGAAACTTATGTAGGTAAGATGCGTAGAGTAAGAAAGGACTTGTTGCAGGAATGCGATATAACCCAACTTGCTGACGCACCTCTTACAGACGCTGAGAAAGCGGAGTGGGCTACCTATAGACAGGCTCTACGCGATATGCCGATAACAAACGCATCTGCAACCACATACGAAGAAATTACTTGGCCTGAAAAACCTTAACTAGGAGCGCAGTATGGAACTTGTAGACGGTACAAAAGAACAGCGGCCCCACCCAGAAATCGTTATGGGGGCTATGGAAAACGCGGGAATGAGGGAAGAAGAAACCCTACAAAAGTTCCTTGCCTACGCGCTACACCCTAACATGACGCAAGTACAAGTTAACAACACCGTGTTTATGTACCTCGCAAAAGAAATAGATAAAGAGATGGAGGCGGTGTCCTCCGTGTTTAATTTAGAAGCTGTGGATAGTTTACCTAACACACTATTAAAATTCTTAGGCCGGATGCAGAAACGTGGTATGGCAGCGGTTACTATAACTACCATAGACCCTAACGTGTTTAGGGCGTTTGTTAAGGTACAACCGTTTCTAGGAAAAAGCGGGGCCAAGGCTGGAATATGGCAACATAAAACTAAAAACAAGTTTGTAGGCCGAGTAATATTTGGGGATAAGAAACTAGAGGTGGAGTTGTGAGTGTAGCCGTGCTAAATAGTAGCCCAACAAAAAGGCAAGAAATGTAATGGGATTATTCGATTTTAACCCACTTGACCCGCTTGGGCTTGGGGATGATATAACCAACCCGTTAGGGCTAGATTTCACCATTCCCGACGCTCTTGCTGAGGTTTTAAAAGACGAAGTTGAGAAAAATCACGATTACTTTTTTCATGGTGGACTTGACGATGATATAAACTGGCACATAGATAAAGTAGCCGAGGAAATAACCGACCCTGCCTACGAATACCAGAAAGCTATGTTTCAATCGTTCGCAGACGATCCATATTACGGCATAGCGATGATACTCGCGTATATATTTTTTCCGCCGGCGATACCTTATATACAAGCGGCAAAAGCAAAGTCTGACGGTGCGACGTGGAAAGAAGCTGCTATAGTAGGCGCTAAGTCGTACGTGGCGGGTAAATTCGGGGGCTATTTTGGGGATACCGTTGGTGCTACAGTTGGGGGTTACGTTGCTTCCGGGCTTGCAGCCGCTGGGGCGAGTGCTGCGGTTACTGCTACTACAACTACTATTATAAGTAACGCTATCTCTGCCGGGCTAGCTCAAGGCACAGTAGAAGTTATTTCTGGGGAAAGTTTTACTGACGGTTTTACTAGTGGTGCTTTAGGTAGCCTCGTAGCGGCGGGTACTCAATCAGTGTTAGGGTACGTAGAGACTAAGTTACCCAACGGATTAAAATACCAAACACAAGCTAGAAATGCCGACGGCCAGATAGTAGACGCGAGTGGTAGAAGAGTATACGAATCCAAGGCTGGCACTGGGGCTAAAGGCCCCGATGATATTACAAAATTAGTGACGGATAATGGGGTAGTAAGAAAGGCCGCAGAAGTTTTTAAAACGTTTCCTCCTGTAGTTCAAGAGATGATTGCTGTTGGCATAACAGCCGAGCTGCAAGGCAAAGAAGTAACTCCCGAAATGATGTATGGGGTAATGGCAAGAACGCTTATCACTACCGAAGTTGTTGGCGCTACCATGAATAAGATACCCGGCGTAGACTTCAATACCGCAAAGGGGCAAAACTTCTTACCCTTCCTCACAGCACAAATACAAACAAGTATTGTACAAGCAGCTTCTATGGGGCTGAATGAGGAAAGTGGGTACTTAGCTGGGCAGAACTTACTAGCCGCCTTTGAAAACTATGGCAGCACGATGGGGTTCGATAGCCTGTTTGAGTTTGTAGAAGACACCGATGCAATGCAGTCGATACTGGGGGCGGTGGACGCCCTTACAGGAAAAACAGACGCAGCCGAAGCAGCGGCGGAGCTGGCCCAAGCAGCTTCTAACGAGTTCGGCGGTGCCGTATCAGATATTAACGATATAGCTAACGGGCAAAACGACCTATATAATGAATACCTAGCAGCAAGAGAAGTGTACGAGGAAAGTGGGGGCCAAGCGTTAACAAATGCACGCGCTAGATGGGAAAGTAGTTTTGATGAAGAAGGGAATTTAAAATCTGAGGGGCTTGACGACGACTATCCTGCTACTCAAGGATTTACTAGCTTTGAAGATTACTACCAAACGCTAGCAGCTACACAAGGTTACCCATCTATAGCACAATTAAAAATTTCTAAGGGTTCGTTGGAAAAAATAGAGACTGAGTTTCTAAGCTACGTAAACAAGAACTCGGCTAGACTAGAAGAATTACGCGATCTTACTAAACAAGCTACGTTTACTACACTTACCCCCGAACAAGCGGAAACAACGGACGCCGCGAGACTTGAAACAGTAGTCAACCCCTTAGATGGCACTGAAACGTACTACCTACTAGAAAATGGGCAGAGGATAGTAGAAACCCCGGGCGGGGAGTTATTTACTAATTTTCAAGACAGCTACGGGGTCTTCCAACAAACCCAAGCTGATATGCTGACAGACCTTGATTATATAGAGGAACAGGTAATAGCCGGGCTTACCCCAGAAATACAACGGGATTTAGTACTACTAACAAACCCTTCTTTTGATGATGCGTACTACGAAGCAAAATATGGGGATCAGTTTGAAGAGGGTATGGACTCGTTTGCACACTTTACTGCTGAGGGTGCTAAAGAAGGTAAGTTTGTAAGCCAAGGGCAAGCAGACGCGTTTGAAGCGCAAGCCAAAGAGCAATTTAGGCTACAGGTAGCCGAAGAGTTATCCGCCGGTAACGGTATGGGGTACTTAGCCAACGTAAGATCAGACGCTACAGCGAAAACAAACTTTGACGCCGACGTAGATGCAATGTGGGAAGCGAACTTCTACGACGAGTTCGACAACTTCCAAAGTTATAAGTTTGAGACTCTCCAATTCTTAGACCAAGACGGGAATCCTACGAGCGAAGCGTACTCAGATGTCCCGCTGTACAGAGGTGGGTTTGAAAGAGTACAGAATGACTACGTACGTAAGGTACCTGATGCGTGGTCGGGTATGGCTACTACGGTTGCAACGGGCATGAACTACTACGACCCGAATGAATTTGACTTCATGGATGCGGAATACGCAAGACAGGCGTTAACTACAGCAGCTCTTGATGATTTTAACACTGCCGAGCTAGCCAACATATTATCTGGTGGCGGTGTTGCGTTTGGGCAAAGCGGGCGGTTAGAGTTCGTAACCGCAGCTACAGATGGGGACAACAAGTTTTCTATGTTCGACCCAGTTACAGGCGAGTCTAATTACCTAGTAGACGGCCTTAGTTTTGACTACTTAAAAGAGGTTGATAATAGGTCTTACTTACAAACAACCGCTGATCTGTTTAGAGCGTTTGGGGACAGGGTAGGTGCTAGCGCTGATGCGTACAATGCAGATAAGTTAGTAGCCGTTGAAATAGAACAATTACTAGCTGATGGTATTGTAGACCCTGCTACGGCTATTGCTATTAATATCGGCTACATCAACAACCAAGCTACTTTAGCCATTGCCGAAGGGTTAACAAACGCTGGCATGTACCTCGTTGACGGGGCTGTAGCTCAGTTTGACCCAGATAACCCTTACGGCTTATTAGACTGGAGTGACGAAGGGGTCACTGCAAAGTTTGATATGTGGAAGGCGGCTGGAGAGAATTTAGAGAAGACAATAAAACAACTACCTCAAGATACTGTACAAGCTGGCAAAACTACTGGCTCACTAGCGTTACAAGGCGTAGCTGAGCTAGGCCAGTCATTCTTAGGTATGGCACGTTTTATAGGTAATAACCCAGCAGACCTACCTGCGTATCAATTCTTAGAAGACATGATAGCTCTCGGCGAAGATTGGAAGAGCGACGACTGGAAAGCCGGTGCAGCTAATCTATCTGCTAATCTCGAAGCAAGAGGTGTAGATGACCCTAATACCCCAGAAAATGAAGCCATATGGGGGACTATGCAGGTTATAGGGGGCGCGTTCGCGGATAACCCTATAGAGTTCTTAGGCGAGGTGATATTTAAAGAAGGTATTCAAGAGATAATCCCACTTATTGTTGGTGGCGGTGTAGGGTATGTAGGAGGTCACCTTGGCGCTAAATTAGTACAAAAGGAACTAAGCGAAAAGTTTGCACGTAATTTAGGGTTTGCCGCAGGCGTAAGTTTAGACATCGCCGAAAGTGCTGGCGGTACAGTGGAAGGTGCTTACCAAGACGCCTACGATACAATACTCGCCTCTTTAACAGAAAAAAACTCTGAGACTGGGTATTCCACACAACAAATGGAGATAATGGCCGACCACTATGCACAAGATATAGCGGTCAAGAACGGTATGTACGCTGCTATGGCTACTTCGGCCTTGATGTTAGCAGGTGGTGCCGCGTTAGATAAAACCGTTTTCGGAACTTTTGGGTCTGCGAAAATAAACCAAGAAGCGTTTACAGCTTGGGGTACGAAATTAAGCGGCGCTATGGCAACCGCAGGTAAGGAATCTATATCGGAGTTCGTTGAAGAGTTTGCTATAAATGACCATTTGGAAGGTATGCTTTATGATTGGGACGACACTCGTAATGTAACAGGTAACAACTGGTTTGCAGGTACTATGGGTGCTGTTATAGCTGGCCCTGTAACTGGCACTATGGCTGCTTTTATGCAGCCTAACCCTGACGCTGCTGCTATTGGTTTTACAATCCCAGATTTTGCAACCGCTTCGGGTACACGACAGTTCGCCTCTACAGGCAACACGGAAGCAGATTTACTAATCCAATTTAACCCTAATATAGCTGCCGCTGTGTACGGCAATTCCCCTACATTAGAGGCGGATTTAGATGCTTTAGGCGTTAACTATGGGGTGTACAGTGCGTTGGGGGATGCTGCAAACGATCCAGACTTTACAGGTAACCCGCTATCAGTACCTAACCCTACCACGGAAATAGGTAGGCCCACCGTTGTAGAGCCTGACTTTACTAATTTTCCTGCGGCTGAAGCGGCTGACAATAACTTACACTACGATGTTACCACTGATATTACTTACCGCTTTACTAACGGTACTTGGGATGCACGCGGAGCCGGTAATAATATTATCGACACGGGTGCTGAGCTTATAGAAGCACCTGCGTTTATAAGTAGCACCCCCACCGGGTCGGTTAACACTGGCGTATTTACCGACCCAGTTACTGGCATGCAGTACCTTGTCGAACAGCACTTAAACAGTGGGATAAAAAGACGTGTATATACGACAGTTTACGCGATAGCTAGCAATGCGCCTACTGGGCAAGAACTAGCTGACATAGCTCGACGTGAGTATAATGAAGTTAGAGGTGAGGGTAGTGTGTCGTGGGTAGATTCTGTAATTGATCTTGCGACTACCACCAGTGGCGCTATATCTGGGTACAGAAGCGCAGAATTTAGTACCCTAAACGACTTACTAAAAACGGCTAACCTATATAGCGATATGCTTAGCAACAATGTAAGCATCGAAGCAAGATCAGACGGCCTACAAAATGTAGCCATACCCGTGTATATAAAGGTTATGCAAGAACTAATCCCACAGATTAACAGAGAACGGGCGCGCTTAGGAATAACAAGTGAAAACGACACGTTTGACGAAAACTTTTTCGGGGGGGCTATACCCTCAGCTTATTCTTTTGGTACGGGCCTTAGAGCCGAAGATAATGGTGCGTCCCGCCGAATACAGAGTTGGATACTTGGCGAAGACGATAATAGAAATCTAACTTTAGACAGCTTCATGGACGTAATGTACCCTGATGGTGTAGTAGGTGATGGCAGCGGTAACTATATAGCTAAACCAGAACTTCCTCAGGTACTTATAGACGTAACGAGTGAGGAAAATGAAGTAGCCCGCCTTCAGGCGTTGCAAGACGAGTATGAGGAGAAATTTGACAACGCCGTGATGGATGCTAACTACGCGGGGGATGAGGACGAAGCAGCGCAAGCGCTAAATAGGGTTTCGTGGTGGAGGGAGCAGAAGGCTGCAAACCCTGCATTGATAGCCGCCGCACAGGAAACTTTAGCCCAGCAGCGGGAAGCAGCCGAGGCCTCAGAGCTAAAGGCATTGGAGTACTTTAGGTTTAGGGCTGTAGAAAATGGCTGGACTGTAGGCGATACAAATAGCTACATCCTACGTAATGGGCGGGACATAGTTGACTCGTTTGATACTATGTTTGATGGGGGCGGTGCGTTTAACGAAGGGCAGTTCGATAACGTCTATGTCAACAACACCGACGCAAGCAAGAACTTCGCCAATATAGACGCGTCACCGAAACTGTCTCTTAACCAATTTAAAGACATTTTAATTAAAGATAACGGACTTAGTGAAGCTGAGTACTACGCTTCTTTAGGGCCATCTCTGGGTACTACAAGGGAAGAACAAGACGCCAACATAAAAGCGTACTACTTAGATGCAATACACGACCCTAACAATTTAGACGCGTTTGGTAACCCTGTTGTAGGGCTAAGGGCTGATTCCCCACAAATTACTGACTACGTAGAAGGTATAATAAATACTGAAGCGGAAGTAATTGCTGCGTATAAATCGGAGTTTGGGCAAGACTACGTTCCTACAGAAGAAGAGATAGCTCAGTACATGGGGCTTACGTTCAGCCTAGATGGAGACGGTAATAGGGTAGATGATAACCCGCTAAGCGCCTTATATGACGAATTTACCTCTAAAAGTGACACCGACAATATTATAAAATCGCTTGGCTATAGTAAACACGTCGGTAATAGCGGCGTAGTATTTGTTAGCGACAGCGACGGCACCAGAATAAGCGCAGATATTCTTTATGGTGTTGTAAACCCTAGAAAAACCGCAGAGGAAAACACAACCGAATTAACGGAGTACCTGCAAAGACAAGCTGATGACACTAGCGATGATACTGCTGATGACACTAGCGATGATACTGCTGATGATACTGCTGATGACACTGCTGATGATACTGCTGATGACACTAGCGATGATACTGCTGATGACACTAGCGATGATACTGCTGATGACACTAGCGATGACACTGCTGATGACACTAGCGATGATACTGCTGATGACACTAGCGATGATACTGCTGATGACACTGGCGATGATACTGCTGATGACACTGGCGATGACACTGGCGATGATACTGCTGATGACCCAGTTGATGACACTGGAAAAATCTACTTTGAAGAAGGTAGGCATTTTAATGCCATAATGGCCGCCATGAGAGACGCAGGGTACACGGGGACTATTACCAGCGCTGACCTCCTCGCTTTTTACTATACTGTACCTGACCTCCGAGACGTTGGCTATATTAACCATGCGGATATGCTTAGTTGGTTAAGCGCCAACAAAGGATTTACAGGAGAATTTCCTCCCGAACCCGAACCCGGCCCCGGTTTTACGTACTTTAGCGAAACTGAAATACGTACCTTAGTAACTAATAAAGTTAACGCTTTAGGTGCCACACTTCCGCCTGCTAAACGTCAGGATTTAATAGATACCTACACGAACCAGCTTCTTGGTATAGAGAACGTTAGGAAAGAGGACGGGGAAGAAGGGTTTACGGAATCCGAGTTTACCGACTATTTACAGGTCATAGTCACGGGAGAGGTAACAAAACGTACCGATACTATAAATGCGTTTGGGGACTACAGCTATACCGAAGGAGAGATTGCCGATTACCTAAACAACAATGCGGGTATAGCTGCATACTTAGAACCTAAGCAGTACACACTTGAAGAGGCTAAAGCTGATTTAGCTGCTGAGTTAGGTATAAGTGTTGGTGATATAGACGAAGAAACTTACGGTGTTTACCTAAACAGTCTAGTAGATATGACCGGCGCTAGAACTGATGCACAGGGTGAAGATAAAGTACAAGGCGATATAACTAGTGAACAGGACGTAGAAAACTACTTATCAGACTACGCGTTAGGTGAAGACTTTAGCTTTGACGGCTTAACAGGTTTAGGCGTTGACCTTGATACAGCTACGGCTGATTACAAAGCAGATAACGAAACCATAGAGGAGACAACAGCTAGATTAGCAGCAGAAGAAGCAGCTAGAGTAGCAGCAGCACAAAAACGTACCGATACTGAAGCTGCATTTGGTGACTATAACCCTAACGAAGATGAGGTTACTGCTTACTTAAACAACAACGAAGGTATAGCTGCATATGTAGACAATAATACTATTACTGAAGCTGAAGTTAAGCAGTCGTTAGAAGATCAGGGTTTTGATGTACCAGAAGGTTTTGACTACACACAGTATACGGGTAAGAAACCGCAAGCAAACTTAGATACAGCTACCCAAGCATGGCGTGACGCTAATACCGTTACTGAAGCTGAGGTTAAACTTGCCTTAGAAGCTGAAGGGTTTACCGTACCAGAGGACTTTAACTACGATGCGTTTACTGGGAAAAACAAACCTGACACAGGGATAGAAGGTCAAGTAGACACATACTTAGAACCTAAACAGTACACACGCGAAGAGGCTAAAGCTGATTTAGCTGCTGAGTTAGGTATAAGTGTTAGTGATATAGACGAAGAAACTTACGGTGTTTACCTAGACAGCCTAGTAGATATGACCGGCGCTAGAACTGATGCGCAGGGTAATACCAAAATACAGAGTGATATAACTAGTGAACAGGACGTAGAAAACTACTTATCAGACTACACGTTAGGTGAAGACTTTAGCTTTGATGGTTTAACAGGTTTAGGTGTTGATTTAGACACTGCGCTAGGTGAGTTTAAGGCTGCCAATAGAACTACTGAGCAGAACGAACTCGCGGCAGACTTAGATGCCGCAGGGTGGACAGGCGCTTCTGATGCCGACATAGCCGCGATACAGGGCTTAGACTCCGCTGGGCTTACCGCGTGGGTAGCTGACAGACAGTTTACTGAGCAGCAAGCCATTGATGCGTTAGCTGAACAAGGTATAACCGCAGACCACCCGCAGTTCCAGAGTTTAGTTGACCAGCTAGTAGTAGACAAAGGCGACGCAGGTACACCTACTACGCAGGGTGCATTGGTAGACAGCCCAGAAGACACGCTGATAGATCAGTACATAATCACGCAGGATGAAATAGACTTTGCATTTGGCGGCTATCCAGACTTTGACGCTACTGGAGCACCAGATTTTACTGGTGTTATAGACGAGAGCACGTTAGCTAGTACTGTTAGTGAACACGTAGGGAACAACTACGTCACTACTACGCAAGCACGTGAGGCGCTAAATGGCATAGATGGTATAGATGCGCTAGCAGTAGATGATACTACTGGCGAGTACGTCATAACTGATGCCCAGCTTACTGAAATGGGACTCGTTGGGCAGTACAACCCAGCAGACCTAGGCACTAAAATAGACGGCGCTACTGTAACAGAAGATGAGATAAACGAGTATCTAGTTACTCAGGGGTTTGACCCAGCCGTTGCGGGTACGTTCCCAACAACAATTAGTACTGACACCGCCGAGAACATAACTGCGCAGTACCGTGACGATAACGAAGTTACCTATGATGAAATACGTCAAGCCCTAGCTGATGAATTAGGCGTTCCTGTTGAGAATTTATTCGATGAAAATAATGACCCATTGTCGGGGTATTCAGACGCCGAGCTAGCTCTTGTATACACTCAAGGCACAAACGTCCCTCAATCTGGCCTCGCCGGTGAGATAGCAGGAAATACTGACACGGGCACAGACCCAAGAGTTGGCGATATAATAGATGCGTTCGGCACGCAGGGCACTACTACCGCAGGGGAAGATGGGATACTTGGAACCGAAGACGATGTAGTCGTATCGGCAACTGGTATCTACGGTATTATCGATCAAGTCGCTCAAGGTGTTTTAACCAACGAAGAAGCTATTGCCGCGTTACAAGGGGCAGTTGGTGTACCCGCTACGTACGGCGAAGATGGCGTTACTGTCCTTACACCTGCAACTGGGATATACGCTCAGTCAGGAGAAGGTGTTAACGCTGACGTACTACAAGCTATAAATGCTGTGTACGACTACGTAGGCCAAGCTGACTTCGCTTCCAACGATATGGTACAAGAAGTAGCTAATATACTTGGCAAGCCCGCCGAACTGGTCACCCAAGAAGATATAGATGCCGTTAACCAAATGGTTGTGGATAACACTGCGGCTGGGTTAGCTGGAAATGAAGTAAATTATGACGCTAGGTACGACCTAAACAACGATGGAACTGTTAACTATTTAGACGACCAACTGTTTAACGAGCTGTATGCAGGAGAAGATTCACAGTACAACACGTATGTACAAGGTATTGATCCTAATTCCGTGTTTGCAGACACTGGCCTTTTTGGTACAGTAGCGTATGATAGGGAGCAAAACAGACTGTCTGATATTGCACTGCAAGAAGAAATTGATACGCAGGCTGCAATTGACGCACAAATAGCTCAGGATATTAATACCCAGATAGCTACTAACGCACAAGCGCAGCAAGATGCAGAAAAACGTTCTTTATTGTACGCCCTAGTGGCAGATCAAGGTAACAAACCCGCTGCTCCTGAGCCGTATGTAGCGCCGTTTAAACAAAGATACAACTGGGAATCAATTTTCTCAAGCGAACAAGAAGAGTCCGACCGTGGAAGAATATCTCCTTATGGTGGGTATAGTCCAGAACCGGAACAAGGTACTAAAGCAGCCGCAACTGGCGGCCTTATAACAGACGAATCAGATGAACTACTAGCTATGCTAGGGGTAGAGTAAAATATTATGGGTTTAACAACAGATGGCAAAGAAATTACTTTAAGCGATGCGTGGGATAATTTTGGTGGTAGCATCAAAGAGATGGGCGGTAGTTTCCTTGATTGGGGTACTAGTAAAGACGGTGTTCGGAAGTTAGCTTCTCTAGGGCTGTCCTCTGCTTTTGGTGATGAGCTTGCCCGTAACCCCGCTAAGGTAGGGTACCAAGGGTCTATCCCAGATTACACCATGGTACGTGAGCGTGTGAACCCCACAGCGTCACGCAACCTCCCAAGAGATGAGCAAGGTAGACTGGGTTTAGGCGGCGCTAAAGCCCGCCGATTCTTCTCCGATGCTAAATACATAGAAAACGCTGGCGGCCTTAGTGGTAGAGAGAAGACTGCTGCGGTACTAGGTGAGGATGCAACCCAATACACAAAAGATACCCTCGGCGCACAGTACAGAGACTTGTTGGCTAGCGATAAAGTTTACACCGCTGCCGAACAAGCAGCTAACCCCACAGAATTAGGCTACACAGAAGACGGGCGTAGGATATTTATACCTGATGAGAAAGCTGCATTCTTAGGGCAAAGAGATCGCGTGGCAGACGGTAGTCAAGTGTTAGGTGGCGTTTACCAAGTCCCACAGGTGGAAGACCCAACTACTGGCGAGATGGTAGACGACCCCGCTTATACTTCTTCTCGCAACGAGGAAGGACTTGATGTTTACTCCGACGGTACCGGCGCTGAGACTCTTGTTGACCCAGTTACTGGACGTCAGATAGAGAGCGGAGCAATGTTTGATGCTGACGCTGTTTACGACGACGAAGGTTACGCGACTTTCCGCCCTAACGAAGGTGCTATATTTAACGAAGATGACTATTTAATTGAGACGCTGGGCACACAGCAGGAAGACAAGTCGTATGACGATACAGGGCGGGAACTTGCAAGTGCAGCCGAGTACTTTACAAATTTAGAAGTCGCACAACAAGATGCGCGAGCACAAGCAAACGTGTTAGGTGGTGTAGCTGGCCAAGCAGGAATAACAGGGGCTGCTACTGGTGGCTTGATGCGCTACGCTAACGGTGGTGGTGTTGGGTCGAGATTGAAAAAATTTGCTAAGGATGTAAGCAACCCTAGCATGAGCGGTATCGGGTTCCTAGATGGGGCTACCGATGGTATGGCTGATGAAGTGCCCGCTACTATAGAAGGCACTCAGCCCGCTGCGTTGAGCGATGGCGAGTTTGTTATAACTGCTGATGTTGTATCTCATTTAGGTAACGGTAACACCGAGGCAGGTGCTAAGTTACTAGAAGACTTTATGAAAGACATTCGTAGAAAACGTACGGGTACTACAGACCAAGGCAAGGAGATAAACGCTAAGCAGGAAGTGGCGGGGCTTGAAAGTATGCCAACACGTATGGCCGCTACTGGCGGGCAAATTAAGAAGTTTGAGGAAGGTGGCCCAGTCTCGGGTGTAGACAGTACATTTAGCCCCATAATGGGCGACTACTTAACCGATATGTTAGGTAAAGGGCAGGCTGCGGCGAATAACCCGTTTGAAGCCTACGACGGCTACGGTGCTACTTATACGGACATACTTGACGACGATGATAACGTAATTGGTTCAGAGCTAGACGAAGCGGGTATATTAACTGCCGGTTCTTCTGCACTGCAAGACCAAGCGTTTACTTCCGCAGGTAACATTGATACTCGCGGGTTTGGTGATCTTACCAATGAAGAACTAATGGGCACCCCCAGCGCTACTGGCGAAATAGACGCCTATGGTAATCCTGTTACTGAGGGTGGTTTAATGAACCCTTTCATCCAAGGTTCTCTTAACCCACAACTACGAGCGGCACAAGAGGAAGCAGCTAGGCAAGAGGCCGAACAGAACATACGCATGACGCAATCGGGTGCATTCGGTGGTTCTCGGAACGCGATTATGAGTGCTATGCTGGCACGAGATTCGGCGCAGAACCAAGCAGATATTGTGGCGAAAGGCTACAACACGGCGTACACTAACGCGCGTGATCAGTTCGGGGAAGACCGTCAGTTTGGTTTAGATACCATACAACAACAAGCTGACCTAGGGCAGACTCAAAGCGATATACTCCAAACTAACATTGATGCTGATAGAACTGCGTTTGAAGATCAACGCGATTACCAAGCTAAGATTCCTCAGTACATGAACGACCTATTACAGTACTTACCACTTGGCTCTACAGCTAACCAATCGAGTTCGGACAGTGACTTGGCCCAGTTAATAGGTAATACCGGCGCTATTGATGAGATGCTCGGTGGCGAACAAAGTGGAGGGGCTATTCCAGCCGGATACTCGTTAGGTACTGATGCAAGTGGCTTCCCAACTTTAGTTAGAAATACATAGAATAGAGCATATATTATGGCGATGACAGGTGGTATAGGTAACATGTTGAGCGCAGTGGATAAGACCGCTGGCGTCAATGCTGGTAACCCTCAAAAACTTCAAAGAGAAGTTGGGCAGGGTAAGAACCAAGATATGGTTAAGGCTCTAGCGTTACAGCAGGTTAAGTCTGACTACGAAGCTGCGGCAAGAAACACTCAAATGCAGATGGAGCAGTCTCCTAAAAACGTACTACAGCAACGCGAAGATGAAGTAATGAATCTCGCTATGCAACAGGTTATGGGCGATGCTAAGACCGGCCAAGCAGTAAACCAAAAAGCGCAAGGTAAGGCTCAGCAAGGCATGATGAAGAACGCTTTAGCTCAGCAGCAGCAGCAAGGTGCGCCACAACAAAGACCTCCACAAGGTATAGCCCAACAACAAGCTATGCCACAAGGTGCGCCAGCGCAAAGTATGCCAAGGTCTGGTATGACACCGATGGGTATGGCTGGGCCAACGCGAAGGGCTGCTACTGGCGGTTTAATGCGCTACGCCGAAGGTGGTTCGGTAGAGGAAGAGAAGAAAAAGAGAGGGAAGACAGGCTTTGAAAAAATTAAAGAAAACCCAGTAAAGGGTATTGCAGGCGCTTTGGGGGCGGTAGCTTTGGCATCCCCTATGGCTAAGGGTGTAGGTTTTGTTGGTAAAAATGCAATGAAACTCGCGCCTAAAGCAATGCGAGGATTACGTAGCCTTGGTAGTAAAGCTGTTACTAAACCTAACCCTAACGCTCTACAAGGCGCAACACGTAAAGGTACCCCGTTATCACCTGATCGAGTTGTGTCTCCTAGCAGAATTGCAGGTACAGCCAGTGCAGGACTATTCGGTGCTGATTACCTAACAAGCCCGCAAGGCGGAGAAGAAGCTCCAGAAGCAGCTCCAGAAGCAGCTCCAGACGTAAAAGCAATGGGTGAGGGTCTTGGGTCTGTAGGTACTAAACCTAAACCGCCACAACTATCTGCGTTAGAACAACACCGCCAGAATAAACCTGAGCTACCACAACAGGCTCCGCAAAACTTTAGCAGTAGGTTTAATACATTCGCTATGAACTTAGCTGATACTCCTCTAACTAGAGCGGGTAGAGCAGTGCGCGCTGAAAGTGCCCAGAGAGCAGATCAGGAATTTAAACGGGCGCTAGCGGAACGAGAAACGTGGGCGACAGAACTACAGTTACTGACACAACAAGACGTAGCTAAAGTTACCAATCTAAAAGACTACGGGATTAAACTCCAAACAATGGCGGCGGGTATAGCCACAACCCTGACTGAGGGTTCGGGTATAGAGAATCTAAAAATGATGGCGGCGCAAGACCCTGATAATGAGGAACTACAAGCTCGACTAGCTAAAGAAGACCAAGATTTAAAAGACGCTATCATAGGGGCATTAAATATGAATGGTCTGTCGGATACAATACAAGAAGTCAATAAAGCGTTAAAGAACTCCCTTGGCATATCCGGCCAAGGCGGGCTAAACTTAAACGCTAAAGATGAACAGTTAGTAGCAAACTTCTCATAACAGGTTAATACCCAATGGCTTCACTAGAACAAGTACATAAGGCGTACGAAAACGCTAAACTTGCAGGCAATGTGGAAGCCGCAGATAGACTGCAAGCTATCCTGTACAAAGGTATGGGCGTTAGTGCCCCTAAGAAGTTTGAACCTATCCCAGAAGACGATACGGGTATTATCGGCAACACATTAAAAGGTATTGGCACAGGGGCGGTTGGGTATATTGAATCCGCTGCTCTCGGCGCAGCTACCATGCTGGATGAAGAGGCCGAGCTTAAAGCCCGTAAAAAGATACAATCCGTAGCTGATAAGTTTACTCCCGAAGGTGGTGATAAAGACTCTAAAGCCTATAACGTAGGGTCGGGCCTCGGCTCTATTCTTGGTGCAGGTGCAGCTACGTTAGTAGGTGGTGCAGTTGGTGGAGCTAGAGGTGCAATTGCCGCAGGTACCGCCGGTGGTGTTGGAACGCAAGTCGGTGAGGCGAGTGAACGTGCCCGTGCCGCAGGTGCCACACAAGAACAACGTAACCGCGCAATAACTAGCCCGCTGATTATCGGTGCGGGTTTACTAGAAACCATCCCCTACCTGAAGGCTGTCGGCAAATTTAGTGCGCCTACTGCTAACAGCTTAAACAAGATGCTTGGCGGCGACAGACAACTCAAAGGTCTACTTGACCGAGCTAGAAGTGCCGCAACCACTGGTGGTATAGAAGCTGTACAAGAACTTGCCCAGAACACCGCGCAAAACTTAGTCGAGCAAGGGTACAACCCAGACAGAGAACTCACTGAAGGTGCTGCTGCGTCTGCCGGATATGGTGGAGCTACAGGTGCTATCTTCCAACTATTTATAGACATACTCCCGGGGAGACGAAGAGGTGCTACGCCACAACGTGATGAGACAGGCCCAGAGTCAGAGGCGGATGTACAAGATGAAGTTGCCGAAGGAGAATTTAGTGAAGCAGAAATCCTTGCCGCCCAAGGAGAACTGTTCGACGACGAAGCCGCACCCATCCCAGAAACTACAACCCCAGTAGTAGAGGTCGAGAAAGAAAAGAAAGAAGCAGCGCCCGAAGCAGCACCAGTCCAAGGTGACCTGTTTGGTGAGGCAGAGGCAGACGTAGTACCTAAAGCAGCGCCTAAATTAGAAATACCCGCCGAAGCTATCGCCGAAATTAAAGCTGTGGTAGAAGGAAAGGAACAGGTATCACCTGTAAAAGCCAAAGGAAAACCTAAACGCGCAGACGTCCTAGCGGAAGTAATTAAAGCTAACCCTACCGTTGTTGATGAAAAACCCTTACGCCAGTTGTTTAGGAAAGCATTAACGGGGGCTGGGTTTACAAGAACTTCCCCCAACAAAAAAGAACAGGCAGCCCTACAAGCTAGAGCTAAAGGAGCTACGCAAGATGCAGATGTTACAGCACAGCCAGAACCTACCACAACTGAAGCAGGAGGAAGTGGAGCTAGCGTTCTCGGTAATACACAAGGTGTGGAATCAGGACGGGAGCAAGTTCAAGACCCCGCCGCAGTTAAGGCATCTACAGCTAGAGGAGTGGAAGTGTCTGATGGAGTCATTGATACGCCTACTGATAGAAAAGGAAAGCGCAAGGCTACACTGACACGTCCTCCTGTAACTAAGAACGTTGTCGCCCCGGGAACAACCACAAGAGGTACCACACCTAAACTTGTTAGTGGCCGTATGGGTGCCGCAGGGCGGATGGAAGAAATCCGTAAGACTGGCTACATAGACGAAGTGCCTGACAGTAAAAACCCTGTAACAGATACAGATAGGCAAGCTGTTAAAAATATAGTTGCTATAGGTAAGACTGCTAAGGCCAGAAGAGAAAAAAGTACCGCTGCTAAACCACCCGCTCGTAAGCTACCTGAAGTAGTGCAGGAATACTTAAAAGATGTTCCTGACCCCATAGACGGGATTATGAACGCTATAAACGATGTAGCAATAGAAACTACAAGACCTGCAAGGGAAGAGCTAGAAGCCTTAGACCCTACCGTTGCGGGGCTACGAGAAGCTAGAGATGTGGCTTCGGCTGAGAAGACGTTAGCGTGGGCTAAGAAAAATATGTCCCCAGAAGTCGGTAAGTTTATCGACAAGAAGCTAGCGGATAAAAAGAAAGAGCTAGAAGAAAAGCCTCCTATTGATAAAATGTTAGTAGATGCAGACCTCAAGGAACGGAGGAGAAACCGCAAACGTAAGCTAGAGAAAAAAGAAGCTCAAGAAGAAGTACTTGACCAAGCACAGTTTGAAAAAGCAGAGGAGCAGCTACTCAAGCAGCTAAACGAAGATGTAGACGAGGATAAGCAACAGAAGACCGTAGCGGCGAAAAAAGTCGTAGAATACATGCGTGTTACTGAGGGCTTTAAGAAGTTTGCTACTCTACCTCCGAAGCCTAAGAAAAGTAAGGCGCAAAAAGAAGTAGATGAAGTAGTAGCAACGCTAGACGAGATAGAAGTCTACGACGAAATAAACGATGTTGTTGCGGCTGAGTTAGGTATAGACCTGAACGTAGACAGTTTCGCTAACTTAGGTAAAGACACAGATGCCCTTGTTACAGACCTAACTCCTGAGATAGTTAAACTACTTGGGGACGGTGACTTAAAAGGTGCAATAGAAGCAGTAGCTAAACTACCTATTACCCCACGTGTTAAAGCTGCTGCGGAAGCATTGGCGAACTATGTGGGCGACGCTAAGGTAGTTGTAGTAGATGACAAAACTAATAACGCTGCATCCAAAGAATTTGCGCGGGCGGAAAAAGAATTTAAACAGAAGTATGGCGAAGATAAAGTACTTAAAGGGTTGTACGTTGCTAGCGACAATGCCTTAGATAATACTATTATCCTCGGCCCTAAAGGGGTTAACGTCCACACGTTACTACATGAAATGACGCACGCAGCGACAGTTAAGGCTCTGACAACCAAAGGCGATCCAATAACCAAGCAGCTAAATAATATATACAAACAAGTTAAGGGTACGCTACCTACAGTTTACGGTAGTACCAATTTACTTGAGTTTGTAGCCGAGGCGTTTAGTAACCCAAGTTTCCAAAAAGACCTTTCTAAGATATACAAGAAAGACATGACCCTTAGTATGTTCCAGAAATTTGCTAACGCCGTGAATAACTTGTTCCGCCGTATAATGGGTATGTCATTTAAACCTGTATATAAAGGGGACGAAAACACTTTTAGTGCTCTATCGAAGACCGATGCCCTTATCCTGCAAATACTACAACCCGCTATGGGCGTAAACGAGGGTATAACTCTAGCGCACATGTCTACTAAGGAAGGCGTGCAGACGGTTATGGGTAACCTAGGCAAGATACAGAAAGCCTTTAAGCCCATGAGTAAGCCAGACGGCGCTAAGTTCGGCGACAAGGCTGTAGATTTTGTTACAGGCTCTCCTCGTAAATTAGGAGGCGCATTGCTAGAACTTGCCCCTATGCTAGCCATGGTAGATATAGCCACCAGTGCTAACGCTAAGCTAGGTAAGATGGCCAAGGCATTAAACGATGCTTTCTTAAAACAACGTGCGGACATAAGAGAGTCGGACAACGACCTTAACGTAATTAAAGGTGAGTTTGCTAAGTGGGCGGATAAACAAGACAAAGCCACGATAACGCGCTTCAACGATGTAGTGTACAGCTCCACAACTAAGCAGATTGACGTTGCCGAAAAGAAAGCAAGTGACTACAAAGGCGACGACCTTATCGAGTTCAACAGGCTAAAGAAAGAGTGGGACGCTCTTGGCCCAGACGGACAGAAAGTCTACAACGATATGCGTCAGGCTTACAGAAACCAATTCGTTAGACTAAAAGAAGCTATCTTTGGTGACATAGATAAAGCTAGTACCGATGCGAAATCGGCGACGCAAGTAAAGAACTTGTTGACCAAACGACTATTCGAGAAGACTGAATTATCGGTTTACTTCCCGTTGTTGCGTGAGGGTGAGTATAAGTTAGTGTACCAACTAAAGACTGACAGAGAGAGTGACGAAGACCAGACACAGGTAGAGATGTTTACTACTAGAAGAGCCATGAAACGTAGAATGGTAGAGGTAGAAAACGACCCCGAAGTAGTTAAGAATAAGATATATACCTATGAAACGGGCAAGAAGTCTATTAGTGGTGGGGCTGTGGTGCCTCCTACGGCTTTCGTTAACACCATACTTGTACAGTTAGATGCGGCTGGGGTAGACAAAGAAGTATCCTCGAACATACTTGAGTTGTACATAGATTCACTACCAGAATCAGCTTTCGCTAAGACTATTCGCAAACGTAAGAACATTGAGGGTTACATCCCCGATGCTTTGTACACGTTTAATAGGAAGGCATACGACATAGGCAGACAAATTGCGCGCCTAAGTAACGCCTCTAACCTATCGGCTATACAAGGTGAAATAAACGAGTTCGCTAAGCTAGAAGAATCGACCATGCAGGACGACCCTAAACGCAAGGGTAAAGTAAACGCATTTAACGACATCGTAAACCAGCTTAACATGCGTGCTAACTACGCTAGAAATCCTAAGACTAATTTACAAGTGTACGCGCAAGCAGTTAACCGCCTTGCATTTATGTACACCATAGGGTTTAACGCCTCGTCTGCTATTGTCAACATGTCTCAGATACCGCTGTTTATTATGCCTTACCTGAGTGCAGAGTATGGTATGGGTAACACAGGCAGGGCTATAAAAGACGCAGGTAAACTCATTACTGCGAGTAGTTCGGTACTAACAAAAGAAGGTAAAAAGTTAGGTAAGTCTCTAAAGCGTAGAATCAACCGTAAAGATGACGTTACAGAAGATATAGAGTTTGAAGGTAAAGCTAGCTTAGAGAACTACTTTATTGCTAGGTACGATAAAGCTACTAACTCGCATGTCTACGACCTTCGTGACGACATAGTGTTCCCCAATGCCGAGGTTAAAGCGATGGTGGAATCAATACAACCATTAGTACAGGCTGCGGCAGACGCTAACCAATTAGATCAGTCTGTTATAGGCTCAGAGATTAACGTCGATCAGTCGGGGCAACAACGTGGTATTACGGACAGTGCGACTAGGCTGGGTGCGTGGGGCTTCCATAATGTGGAGAACTATAACCGACAGACTACGTTAGCTACCACCTACTTACTGGCGCTACGTAAGCTAGAGACGGACAAAGGAAGACCTGCTTCGGTAGAGGAAAAGCAAGACCTAGCGGCTAAGTCACTGACTAAAACGCAGGAACTTAATGGAGGCTCAGTAAAAGAAACAGGCGCTAGACTAGCGCAGACTGACGTAGGTAGTGTGGCGTTGATGTATAAGAACTTTGGTATACAGATGTACTACAACATGTTTAAGTCTTTTAAAGTTGCCCTAGACAGGGACAAGAGCTACACCAAAGAAGAACGAAAGATCGCAATGAAGCAGTTGGCGGGTGTGCATCTTACCTCGTTGTTCTTCGCGGGTGCTCAGGGCGTACCGATATACGGCGCAATTAAACTAGTAGCTAACATGTTTATGGATGACGAAGAGGAAGATTGGGATTCGTACGTACGTAGGCACATAGGTGAAGGTTGGTACAAAGGTGCAGTCACTAAGTACTCAGGTGCGGACGTGTCTAAACGTGTTTCTCTTGGGCAGTTATTATTTCAGACTAACCGCTATAACCCAGATGCTTCAGTAGAAGAAGATATATTCTTTTATCTTGGTGGCCCTGCATGGAGTACGTTCTCAGGAGTAAAACGTGGTATTGAAGACATATATCGGGGTAATTTAGAGCGTGGTATTGAGGGTATGGTACCTGCGGCATTCCGTAACCTTAACAGGGGTCTTAATAGGTACAACCGTGAGGGTGCGGCAACACGTAGAGGCGACGTTATATACGATGACTTCAGTGCGGGAGAGCTTGCCGGGCAGGTACTAGGTTTTGCCCCTCGTGACTACGCGTTTAAGCAAGAACAGAACATGATGAGTAAAGGCATCGAACGTAACATAGCAGAGAAACGTTCTACACTACTTAAAAAGTATTACATAGCCAGCCGCAAGGGTGATTGGTATGGGCGTGCAGATGCGATGGGGGATATAACTGCGTTTAATAAGCGGCACGCTCCTAAGTATGGGACTAAAGTGTTTATTAGCACCGACACCATTGATAAGTCTATGAGACAGCATATGAAGCAGTCGGGCAAAATGCACAATGGGGTAACTTTAAATCCTTCGCTAGAGGCAGGGTTAAGGATGCAGCAGAACGAATGGGACAAAGGTTGGCAGTTGTTCTAAAACTACGCTACACCAGTGGAGGGGGGGCTGATGTAACGTAGAGTACTTTCTAGGAGAATGATTCTGGACTCCAGTGAACACCAATGAACGCCAGTGAACACCAGTGAACACCAAAACCAACGCCAATGTATCATAAAGTCCGCCAAATGCGAACCCCTAAAAGGCCGCTTTCCTCGCGGGTTTTGGTGGTAGTAGACCACCCTTTACTATGCGTGTATGTAGCCAGTTGGCGCTTAGCTAGTACAGTATTTATACAGGGGATAAACAAGGATGAACCTATTACAAAGGCATCCCAGTTTACCTCCACCTTTACCCCGTCAGGGTTAAGATCGTACGTTCGCAGGATGTAATTCACTAAGCATAACCTCTTCAGGTACACTAGCGTCACAATCGACAATAATACAATCTGCCGGTGGTAGCTGCATCTGAGTACCTTTCGTGATGCGTACCTTTTTCTTCTTAGCGCCTAACTTGTCTTTCAAGTCCTGCACTAACTGCGTGTAGTTTATTTGTTGCTTACCACACCATTCCTTTAGTGGTTTAGGTAATAGGTATGCCCGCTTCAAGTCAGTCTCGTACCTACCAACCAACTTGTTAGCACGTGGCATCATGTCAGGAATAACTAGGGAATCTAATCCGTTATTTTGTTCCCCACCTGATCTGGCAGTACTCTTAATCCAAATCATGCTGTTGAAGTGCTCACTCATGTAATCGTTTAACATTTGTTCTATAGATACAGACATATCTTCCACCGTTGCTTTGTTTACCCGTAGCTGGTTTATTATCCACTTCTCTACCGATGGTAGATCGAAGCTAGTCAGCTTTAAATTATTTGATATATGCAACCCTGCTAGAGTCATAGCGGCATGTACCGACCAGAATCGGTTTTCCGCTGTTAGCCCTGCTAGCCTATCTACACGAGCCTGCATATCCGCGCATATCTGCTTAACTTCTTCTACGTTGTTCATTACGTACTGTACAAACGGTACGCCCGCCCACCCGTAGTGTTCCGTTAATGACTTACTAAATACATCCGTTTCTTCCTTGGTACTAAAGTGTACTTTCTTGACGTGGCATTCGAGCACCCTCTGTGCCTCAGCTTTCGGCATATTCTTTATCATACTGATACGCTCGATAAGGCTAGTGTTCCCCGTAGTAACCGCGAGTAACTGCCAAGCCTCACCTCTGTGGCGTTCTTGGTTAGCCCCGCTGGTCATACGCCCACGCTGCCTGCCCGACGTTAATTGATATGCTAGGTCTGACAACTCCGCACCGTGTGAGTTAGTTAACTCATCCATGTACAAGGGTAAGTTATGGTACATCTCTCCTCTGTTCATTTTGGTGGCGTAAGTGTCCCGCTCTTGGATTAGCAACTCTTCTGGGTTCCCCCATATAGATGCCCCCGCAATCATAGCGGTTGTCTTACCTAGCCCAGACTCTTTACTGTGTATGTGCATGGCGGCGCAATGCAGCGACGAGAATGGCATGAGTACAGAGCCAAACCCTGTACCTAGTATGTATTGGTGTAACTCCATACCATCACGGTTATAAAAGTTAACCGTATCTATCCAGCCCTGTAGGTCGCCTTTAGGCTCGAACGCTGGGAACAAACCTGCGGTCTGCGATGATGGTGGGTTAAACTTCACCTTGTCGGCGTGTATCTCTTGGTTACCCAAGATAAACTTATCCATCTTCTTGTTTGTCCAACCAAACTGCCGGTGCGCTTCATCGGCTGCGCTTGCGTTCTGTAGTTCATTTATCCACGTTGTCGTGTATTGCATGAGTTCCTCCACCTTAGTTACTGCGACTCCTCGCATAGACATTTGCTTTCTAAACTCTTCTCTTGACGTCACCGAAGTGAGCGGCACGGTAAATTCTGATACCCCATCCATAGGTAGGTGTAAGCGCATTACAATGGCCTCGCCTAACTCTACATCCTTTAACCTGCGAACAACGTACAGGTCGTTGTGGTATATGGTCTTCTCATCTACGTCACCGTCAGCATTTTTAAGACGCATGTAGACGCCACCGTTCGCCCCACGGAAGTAAGGCTTTGGGTATGTCGGTATAACGTATTCTAGTACAGGTGCGTTGGGTAATTCTGTAGCTGGTGCGTACACCACCTCTTCTTCTGTGGCTTCTTTAAACTTCTTACCTAGTACTACTGGTGATTTTATCTTGCCCCAGTTGGGACAGTCAGGGCATACGCCCGCGTTGTTCTCGTCGAACGTAGTACAAGTGTACGGCCCTTTAATAAGGTCGAACTTGGCTTGCGTGAGGTCTGGACTATACCCCTCGTGCCCTTTAGATATTTTGTGCGCTGCTATCTCGCCATCGTTGCAGAACTTAGCGATAGACAAGCCCGCTCGCCACATAGGTTCGCTAGTGCTGTCTTGATCGGTAGCGATGATCTTTAGCTGTTCACAACCCCGACCCGATTTTGTTTTCATCATGATGTCTTTAAAGCTATTCTCGTTGTTACGTCTCATAGCCTCAGTGAACAAACTGATTGTCCCATCGTCTTCGGCAGGCACTACAATGCTCGCCATACCGATTACTTTGGCGAAGTCTTCTACTGATACAGGATCGCTATCGCACAACACGTTGACCTGTACCTTGGAACCGCCTTTCCAATTGTGCATGGATGGTATGCGTAAAACTCTAGCTGCGTCAGATGTTACCGCTGAATCAGCGCGTAGCCCCATACTTGATACCAGTCCCTTGAACTTAGCCGCAACTACTTGCCACTTACGTACAGGCACAGGCTCAGACAATGGCCAGTACACATGTAAGCCGTAACCAGAGTCCACTATAATAGGTTTTGGTAGAGAAACTTCTTTACAGAAAGTCTTTAACGCGGCCATAGCTTCTGGCCTAGTAGCGTACTTCTTAACGTCATCCCCTATGTCCAGATCAAGAAAGAACGCTTGCACATTCTCTACTAGGTCTGCACTGCGTGAGCCTTTACCGGCAAACGATCCTAGCGCGTAGAACGTATCCCACCCATCAGCATCGTAGTCGGTAGCGCTGGCTACCAAGGATTCTTTATCTTTGAAGAATATCTGTTTGCGGTCTTCCCACTGTTTGCCACCATTGCGTAAAGCCAATAGACAGTAGAAGTTCCCCTCCGCTAATACCTTTTCTAAAAATTCACTCGCATTCATATAACCCCCCAACCGAAAAAATACTACAAGGCGCTAGTGTAAGCCACCCTGTAGTCAAGTTAACAAACGGCTAAAGGTTATTCGTCGTCCCAATCATCAATGATAGAACTAAGGTCTTCGTCTTTGGCCTTTGGGGTTGGGCTAGCTTTCTTCTTAACTACTTTTTTCGGCGTAGGTTCTGGCTCATTAGGCGAAGGTTTGTCGTCGCCAAACACATCAGCGGTTATTTCTTCCATAGACTCTTGGCTAACTGCCTCTGCTGCTGGGGCGAACGGGTTATCGTCACCACCCATAGTGAAGCCCTCAACTGCACCGAATGGGTTAGACTTCTGCATCTCTACATACTTGATAACCTGTACAGCTTTCAAGCGTAGTGATACGCCGTGGTCACGCATGTTATACGGTACGAATACAACTGCTACGTTAACCGTACTGCCTGTAGTCAACCTAAAGTCTTCTGGTAACTCAGTACCCTTAGCGTCACATTGCATAGGCTTGTTAGTCAACTCTGCGCCGTACGCGCCTTTCAATTTAGCTTTGCCTACGTAGAAACCATCGTCGTCTTTAACGAATGGCATCTCTAACTTGGCAGGCCACTTGGCTTCTTTCTTTTCTTGGTACGCTTTAGACATTTCAAGGAACAACGCCTTGGCTTGGTCTTTGTTCATACGGAATGACATCTCGTATGACGCGCCATCTTCTTTCGGGTCACAAGATACCGAACGGTTCTCGGCATTGTCAAAACGATACGTCTGGTTGATACGTGGGTATTGTGCTTCTACATTGTTTACTAAGTACATGCTCATTCTCCTAAGAATGGTTTGGGTTATGTTCGTACCCATCGGTAATTCCAAAGGGTGACGATCCTACGCTCTGCTCGATAACGAGCAAAGTTATTGCTTCTTTCGTGTCAGGGTGATTCTTAGTCTGACTTACTACGTCTACCTCTTGCTTGCCCAAGGAACGGACTGGCTTGAAGTAAAGTTTTGGTACGGCGCTGTACTCATCGAAGTACATTTTGGTAACGATAGACGCTGCTTGCGTATTATTTTGTGATAACAAACGAACGTATTCTTGCATTGGCATGTTGCCCTTTACAGTTTTACCAAAAATAGAAGTGGCTGGCAACTGAATTTGATAAACTTCATCTAACTTTTCAGCCGGTGCTACTGCTAATCGTTGAGAAAACCTACAAGCCCTACCATTACTTCCAGATGAACCGCGTACATTTTGCTTGCAGTCCATACACCGACGACTCTGTACCTGTTCTTCTGGCACGTCCGCGTCAGGTGTTTGTGTTGTAGACGACCAACACGTTGGTGCTACAGTTTTACTAGGGTCGAAATCTGCGGCGTAGTATGAACGTGATACGGGTGCCGCGTCTAGTAAAACAACCTCCATACTGTTGTCATAAGCAAACGGTTGCCCCATGAAGTTCCCACCCCGCAAGCTGATTCGGCGCATCTAAGCGTCCTCATCCACGCTAAGCCCTAAGTGCGCAAGCGTGTTACCTTTCCAGTCATCGGTAGAGGTTCGGCTTAGCATAGCGTCTTCAACTAAAGGTATCTTAAACCTATAGGTATGGCCTACACTTACGTAGGTGTGCTCAGGTATGTGGCCATTGCGTAGCCACGCTCGAACAGTAGACACAGACACCCTAAAGTGTTTGGCTAACTCTTCTATTGTTGCTAGTTGTTCCATTACTTTTTCCTCACTGATAATGTGTATTCTGAATCCACGTTAAGCCCCATAGGAACTACATCGGGATTTTCTTCTAAGTACTGGCGCATGTTAGTTTGGTTAACACGTTTGTCTAACAGCTCCGGCACTCCCTCTTCTAATATAAACTTGTGCATGGACTCCCAATCGCTAGTCCAGTACCGTGTCTTAGTGCTACGGTAGAACAAGCCCTCGGCGGTACGTACACTTTCAACACCTTGCTCATCACAGTATTTAAGTAGTGCGGCTTTCACTGCGTCTAGCTTCTCAGACAATGCTTTGTCTTCTTCTTTGAAGTTGGCCGACAACTCTGACCGCTTGCTACGTATCTTCTGATACACCCGTACCATCTTGGCCACGTCTAATGGTTCTGACATAACTACCTCCTAGTTAGTGGACGAGTAATATAGTGGTATGTAATGCCCTAGTCAAGTAGTTCGTTGTAAAGATCGATCATTTTTGTGTGTACGTCTATTCTATTATCTAATAGTGAGTACACACGTTTTTCTACGGCAGAACCTTGTAACTGGACGACGGTACATTTGTGGTCTTGTCCTGCTCTGTGTACACGTGCGTTGGCTTGGGCGTATGTTTCCAGTGAAGAAGTTGGCCCCCACCATACGACAGTGTTTGCAGCGGTCAGGGTCACACCGTGTGCAGCGGACTGCGGTTGTATGACTAACACCTTGGGGTCGTCGGTCTCTTGAAACCGTTTGAATATCTCAGTACGTTTACTAGCTGGTACATCCCCACGTATAACCTCAGTGGCTATACCGTCATCACGTAGCTTGTCTGTGAGTATGTCAATGACATGTTTGAACGGTACAAACACGAGTATTTTCTTACTCGACTCATCAATTACTTCACGCAGTACTTTGTATCGGTTCTTAATATCAAACTCTAATGTCTCTTTGTCATCGGTGTACACTGCGCCTGCGCTTATCTGTAGTAGCTTGTTCATGGTAACCGCTGCGTTTACTGCGGTAACTTGCTCGCCTGCCACGCGCATAACGAGCTGATCCTTCAAAGCCTTGTAATACTTCTTCTGCTGACTTGTTAACTCGACCTCACGCTTAACGTATACCATCGGCGGTAGGTCTAGGCATTCCTCCTTGGTAAACCGTATCGCAGGTTGTAGTGCGTTGAATACTGTATCAGTAGCTGACTCTTTCGGTGCCCACTTGAATTGCGTAACGCGAACCAATACTTGATCTCGGAACGCACTAAAGAACTTAGGTACTGCTTTGGGGTTAACAAGTTTAGCTAGGCCATACGCATCTACTGGGCTTTGTGCGGCGGGCGTACCCGTCATCAGCCACAGCCACGTGTCTGGTTTAACTACCCTGTTTAGAGTTTTCCAACGGTCGGTCTGCACATTCTTGTAGTGAGTAGCCTCATCTATAATAATGCAGTCGAAGCCCCCATCAGCTATGACGTCTTGTACTATCTTCACACCATCGTAGTTAATGATAACGAACTCAGCGCCACCCTCGATTATCTTTCGGCGTTTTGCTTTCGCACCATGCGCCACGTCAACTGTTCGGTGCATAGCAAAGGTAAACAAGTCAGCACGCCACGCGCTATCCATAATTGACAGTGGGCATATAACTAACACGCGGTTGATCTTGCCTTGTCTCATCAAGTAGTCAGCCGCCCATATTGCGCTGGCTGTCTTACCTGTGCCCTGCTCATTGAAACAGAACGCACGGCGGTTCATAGTCAAGAACCCTGCTGTCTTCTTCTGGTGGTCAAACGGTTCGTACTTACCTGTCCACTCATACCTACCCTCAATAGGTGATGGCGCGTTGATCTTCATGTTACGTAAAGCCTTGGCCTCGTCTAGTCCCCAACTAACCGCTACTGTGTTAGGGGCGACTTCCTTACTCCTAGGTATAACCTCGGTGACTTGCTTAGGGTTACGCAGTTTAAGTAGTATGGCTTTGTTATCTAAAATTCTCATCTATAGGTCTAAAAGCGATACGATTGTTTTCATTGGCCCCGCCACCGATTGGTAATCATCTGCACCATGGCCAAAAAAGATTCTAGTAGCGTAGCTCTCGTTGCCATTGCTCCGTTTAATATGCATTGGCTCCATGTATAACACGTTGTCTAAATTTACTAGTATTGTTTTGCGGTCGTCGTATCTCGTTAAAAGTATAAACTTGCTCATGTCTTACCCCCTGATTTATAGTTACGTGCTCGGTTCTTACTACTACTTTCTACCTTGTACCCATCAGCATTCGACCCGCCATTGGCTAGCGACTTGTTGTGCGATATGTCTTTACCTTTACGTTTCTTGTACCCGTGCTTCTTATCGAACGCACGTCTAGCACGCTGTCGTTCCATACGTGCTCTGTGTTCTTTACTACCTACTGGCGCGTTTTTCTGCGGCTTTCGGTCTTTCGGATTCTTGTACGGCATCTGCCTTATCCTCTTTTGGTTTATTAAAGATACGGTCGAACTCTGAATTGAACCGCTCCGTATCTGCTGTTGGTCGTCTTCTACTACCTTTACCCATTACCCTCTCCCGTTATGTGGACACTCTAATACGTCACACCATGCTCGGCACAACCCGCTTGGGTTAGCGTTCCACACGTTGCTATCAGATGCGATCACCATTTGTTTATACTTACCTACATACTTTTCAGTTAACGCCCGCTGGTCGTCAGTGCGTGTGTACCTACTCCTGATAAGGTCTTTAGACACGACAAACAACAGGCCACCTTTCACCACCTCTATTTCTGGGAAGTGTTTCCACACTGCTAAAGCCATAAGCTCTAGCTGTCCCTTGTCTGCGTACCGTGCCGACTTACCTGTCTTGTAGTCCACAACCCACGCTAACTTCTTGTCATGGTCTACTATAATTAGATCGGCTATACCTCTGAACCATACATCGTCATCTCTGAACCCGCATGGCTCTAGGTTAGCTGTTAGCCCTAGCTCGTACTCGCACAGCTTCTCCCCTTGGATGCGGTTAAGTGCATCGAGTGAAGGTTTACAGTAGTCGTACTTCTTAGGTAGTGGCTTGTTGTCACGTATGTACTCCTCACACGCAAGGTGTACGTCAGTGCCGTAGCGCATAGCGTCAGTTTCTTTCTGCGGATATTCTTTTAATATCTTCACATGGTAAAACTGCTTGGGGCATGTCTCGAACGCTTTAAGTTTACTAAACGACCACGGTGCTATGCTCACAATAAGTAATCCTCTAAATCATTAGTTCGGTGTTGGTGGTCTTCTATCGCCCGCCGTTGCTCTATCGTAAGGTTAGATGATGTTTTGTTAAGGTACCTATCCCTACCTTTCTTTT